CTAACTTACGCTAGTGCGCTCTGGGTATCTAGGGCAGTAGACTCTACTGCAATGAATTCGTCTTCGGGCGCCGGCGGCGGACTATTGATTAAGAACAAAACCAAATACGACGAAGAGTTTAGCACTTCAGCTACAAAATCTGACTGGTATGCTAAGTATGCTGGTGATTTGGGCAACTCTCTTAAAGTTTCAACTTGTTCTAATGCTAATGCATGGACTGAGTCCTTCAGTACTAACATCAGTAACACTGCCAGCCGAATTGTAGCTGCTAACACGACGTTCACGTTTACTGCTGGATCGAAGAACGTAGCTATCTCTTATGGTGGTAATACTGCTCACGTTGGTGTTACTCTTACTAATAATTTCAATAAAGGAGATGTTCTTCTAAGTTCTAATAACATCGTTCTGGGTAAAGTTGATTCTATAACTTCTAATACTCAGATTGTAATGCAAGGAAACTACACTGCATATGCTGACGGCGGCACTTCTAACCTCACAATTGGCAGAACGTCCGGCGCGGCATTGCCAGCTAGTGCTGCTGTTATCAAGCGCCGTTGGGAGTATTATAACGAGTTTGATACTATTCCTTCGACGACTGCATATGCTAACAATGTCAACTCACAAGGTGATGCAATCCATGTTATTGTCACTGATGAAGATGGAACGATCTCTGGTACTAAGGGTGTAGTTCTAGAGCGGTATAATAACCTCTCTCTTGCTTCTGATGCGAAGACTGAACAAGGTGCTGTCAATTACTATAAAGAAGTTATTAATCAGCAGTCACAGTGGGTATACTGGGGCAAGCATCAGGCTATTCATACTAATGCTGGTACTCGTGCAGATAAAAATAACTCTGGTGCTGCTGCATCTGGTACAAACTTCATTACGAAAGACACGCCTACTGCAAACAGCATGGTAGCCGGCATTGACGGCCCAGCGGCTGGTAATGACGATTATATTCGTGCAGCGAATAAGTTCAAGTCAGCCGATGAAGTTGATGTTTCGTTCATTCTAGGATCGAATCACGGCACGGCTGTTATTCAGCATTATGTTAACAATATCGCTGAAGATCGTAAAGATTGTATCGCAATGATTTCTCCCACCAGGGCAAGTTGTGTTAATAACACTGCTTATGAGGGTAAAGAAACTACGGATGTGATTGCTTCGCGTGACACATACAACATCGATTCTTCTTATGCTGTCATGGACAGTGGTTGGAAGTATATGTACGATAAGTATAATGATCTTTATCGCTATGTACCTCTTAATGGTGACATGGCAGGGCTTTGTGTTCAGACTGATGTTAGTCGTGACCCTTGGTGGTCTCCGGGTGGCTTCAATCGAGGGCACGTTAAGAATGTTATCAAGCTTGCTTATAATCCAGCTAAAGCTGATCGTGATTTACTTTATAAAGATAATATTAATCCTGTTGTTACTTTCCCCGGTCAAGGAACTATTCTGTTCGGTGATAAAACTCTACAGTCTAAACCTAGTGCGTTTGATCGTATCAATGTCCGTCGTTTGTTCATTGTTCTTGAGAAAGCTATCTCGACGGCTGCTAAGTACACTCTCTTTGAATTCAATGATGAGTTTACTCGCTCCCAGTTTAAGAACTTAGTAGAGCCGTTCCTGCGCGATGTGCAGGGCCGTCGGGGAATCACAGACTTTAGGGTCGTGTGTGATGGTACTAATAATACTGGCGAAGTGATTGATCGCAACGAATTTGTGGGTGATATCTATATTAAGCCTGCTCGTTCTATCAACTTTATCCAGCTTAACTTTGTTGCTGTGAGAACTGGTGTAGAATTTTCTGAAGTTGTTGGCAAATTCTAATAAATAGTTTAAAGTAACATAGAAGATACAGGAGAGAAAAACAATGGCTTTTAATGTAAATGAATTTTCTGGTGCGCTAAAGGGAGGGGGAGCGCGAAGCTCCCTCTTCGAAGTGCAGATATTCAATCCCGCAAATCCAATCGGCGACTTTAAAGTTCCGTTCATGTGTAAAGCAGCGCAGCTACCTGCTGCTACTGTTAGTGCAGTAGAACTTGATTATTTTGGACGTAAAGTAAAGCTTGCAGGCAATAGAACTTATGCTGAATGGGCTCCAACGATTATCAATGATGAAGATTTTGCTATTCGGAACGCAATGGAACAGTGGCACAATTCAATCAATACGTTTCAAGGTAATAAGCGAGAATGGTCAGGATCAGGTTATAAATCTACCGCATCGATCTCACAGTTTGATAAAGAAGGCGGTGTTATCAGAGAATATAGTTTTGTTGGTCTCTGGCCTTCTGAAGTTGCTGCTATTGACCTTTCATGGGATGCGGATACGATTGAAGAGTTTGGTGTAACTTTCCAGTATGATTATTGGATTGTTACTGGTGGATCAACTGGTAATCCTGGCAGCTAATTGATGTTGTAAGTGCGTCATAAATAGAATTGATGCACGTTACATAAGGGATATAAAATGGCTCTAGAACTTTTTGGATTTCGTATTGGTAAGGCAGAAGAGCAGAAGGATAGTGTTGTATCTTTTGCACCGCCTGAGCCAGATGATGGATCACTTACTATAGCACAAGGTGGTGTCTTTGGCACCACTATTGATCTTGAGGGTACAGCTAAGAATGAAAGCGCCCTCATTACAAAATATCGTGAAATGCTTTTGCAGCCTGAGTGCGAAAAAGCTATTGATGATATCGTAAATGAAGCTATTGTGGGAGATAATAAAGAACAGTCTGTGCAGATTATTCTGGAAGATACTGAACTTCCTAAGAGCATTAAGACTAAAATTAATGAAGAGTTTGATACTGTACTCTCATTACTGAATTTTAACACGAAATCATACAGTATATTCAGAGATTGGTATGTAGATGGTCGTCTATATTACCATGTTATGATTGATACTAAGAACCCAAGGGCTGGTATTAAAGAACTAAGATATATTGATCCTCGAAAAATTAAAAAGATTCGCTCAGAAAAACGAGATAATAATAACCCAAATCAAACAAATAAAACAGTTATAAACAAAAAATACGACGAATATTTTATATACCAGCCTACTGGTCTTGGAACAAACACTGAAGGCATTAAGATCGCAGTTGATTCTATTGCTTATTCTCACTCTGGAGTTCTTGATCAGCGAAATTATATGGTTCTATCGTATCTACATAAAGCGATTAAGCCACTCAATCAGTTACGTATGCTAGAAGATGCAACAGTCATTTATCGACTAGCAAGAGCGCCAGAGCGCCGCATTTTCTATATTGATGTTGGTAATTTGCCTAAGGGTAAAGCAGAACAATATCTCCGCGACATGATGGCCAAGCATAAAAATAAGCTTGTGTATGATGCAGAGACAGGCGCAGTGCGCGATGATCGTAAATTTCTGACGATGCTAGAAGACTATTGGTTGCCTCGACGCGACGGCGGCCGCGGAACTGAAATTACTACGCTACCTGGTGGTCAGAATTTAGGTGAAATAGAAGATGTTTTGTACTTCAGAAAGAAACTCTATGAGTCTCTTAACGTACCAACATCACGCTTAGAAGCAGATGGTCAGTTTAATATGGGCCGATCATCCGAAATTACACGAGATGAATTGAAATTCTCTAAGTTTGTTTTCCGTCTTAGGCAGAAATTCTCTGAAATGTTCTTTATTATCCTAGAGAAGCAGTTGCTACTCAAAGGAATAATGACGAAACAAGAATGGAACGATATTAAAGACAAAATCTATTTTGATTATATCGAAGATAATCATTTTGCAGAACTTAAAGAAGCAGAGATTATTCAAAATAGATTGACTGTTTTAGCTGATGCTGATCAATATGCTGGTAAATACTTCTCTGATACGTGGATTAGAAAGAATGTTTTGATGATGACAGAGGATGAAATAGAAGATATTAAGAAACAGATTGAAGATGAAGAGCCTGAAGACGATGGAGAAGACGATGAGGACTCTGAAAATGATTTTGAAAGTAAACAACTATAAAGTAACATTTTATTATAAATACTGTTGAGATAAGGAAAAAATAATGGCAGAATATACTACTAGAGATGCAGTCGAATTTTCTATGAATAAAGATGCAGCTAATTTTAAAGTTGCTATTCTTGATCTATTGAATCAGAAAATTTCTGACACTAGAGAGATTAAAAAAGTAGAAGTATCTAGCGCCTTTATGTCTGCCGACAATGAGGGGAGTCAACAGTCAGATGAAAACGTTTAAAAAGTTTTTCGAGGCGCCAGCAGCAGATTATGTTGCGCCTAAGGATGATGATGACGAGGCTAAAGATATTAAACCTCGGAGTAAAGGCGAAAAGAAGTTTAAAGACGACCATAAAGACGAGAAGAAAAAGCATCCTACTGCTTCTGATGTTGTACATACGGGCGACATTAAAAAAGAAGAAGTTGAGATGGATGAAGCTTTCTCTGTTGAAGTGCCTAAGCAAAAGATTGGTGGCAAAACTTACGGTGGTGGGGCTAATGTTATAGTCAAAGCAAAGACTGCTTCACAAGCAATTAAGATGGTTGCCAAGCGTTTAAAAGTTGATGTCGACCTTCTCAAAACTGGTAAGGTAGTAAAAGAAGAAGAAGTTAAAGAAGGCGAACTTCCTCCTGCTTTGAAGAAGGCAATTGCTAAGAAGAAGGGTGAAAAGCCTGAAGACGAAGATGAACTCGACGAAGACGTATTCTCTGATCTAGAGAACATCGTCAAAAAGAAGTCGATGAAGAAAGTCAAATTTGCTAATGGAAAAACTTTAGAAGTTGATCTATTCACAGCAAGCGCATTCGTCAATATGTTTAAGAAAGTTAACCCGAATAATGCTGAAAGAGGTAAAGCTCATATCGATAAATCTCCAGAGAACTTCATGAAAATGATGGATCTGGCAATGGGCGGGAGTAAGAAATAATGGCATTGAAACTCAAAGGCGCACAAGTAGCAGCGCCAACGACAGCCGCTACTGCTAATAACATTTCATCTTCTACCGTAGTTCTAGTGCAGAATGTTGGTACTACTTCTAGACTAGTTACAGTAGTAGACAATGCAGTTAGCGCCGCGACTGTTGGCTCATTCAATCTTCCTGGTAATCAGAATGTTCGATTAGAGAAGACTTCTACTGATGAAATTTTTGCTGCAAATGCTGAAGTCAAGTTAACGCCTATTGCGCATTCAACGTAAGGAATAACCAGATGAAGCTAATATGCGAAGTAAACGAAAACATTCAGTATATCACTGAAGCTAAAGATGGTGGCGGAAAGAATTATTTTATTGAAGGCATCTTTATGCAAGGAGATATTAAGAATCGAAATGGTCGTATATATCCTTCAGAAGTTCTAGCAAGAGAAACTAAACGATATTCGAAAGAATATATCGATAAGAAACGCGCATTCGGTGAACTTGGCCATCCTCAAGGACCCACAATTAATCTAGAGCGCGTATCTCACTTGATCACTAAGCTTGAACAGAATGGTTCAGATTTCATAGGAAAAGCTAAGATCATGCACGAAACTCCATACGGTAAGATCGTAAAGAGTTTGATGGATGAGGGTGCCCAACTAGGAGTTAGTTCTAGGGGTATGGGATCGCTTAAAGAGAAGGGCGGTCAAGCTGAAGTCCAAAAAGATTTCTATCTCGCTACTGCTGCTGATATTGTAGCTGATCCTTCTGCGCCTGGCGCATTTGTTTCTGGCATTATGGAAGGTAAAGAGTGGATTTGGGATAATGGTGTTATCAAAGAGTCTGATATTGCTTCTTATGCCCAAGCTGTCAGTGCATCTTCTAGTCGTGAACTAGATGAGACTAAGCTAAAAGTATTCGAGAATTTCCTTTCAAAATTGTAAAATTATAAATATATTAAATGAAATAAAGACAAATTTATCAAGGAGTGTTCTAATGTCAGACCAAGAACTAGAAATGCAAGACGCCGAGGCTGACGAAATCCTCGAAAGCGAAGATAGTGATCTTGAAGAGAATGATGATCTTCAAGAGAAAAAGGCTGAAGTCAAAGAATTCGATTCTGACGACGGCGAAAGTAAAGTTGATGATTCTACTGCAAAGAAGGCCGACGAGAAGAAGAAGGGTTCGGGCGATTCGCCTGATAAGATTTCTGAACTCAGTTCTGTTGGACCGAAATCAACTAAAACTGCAATGATCAATGCTATGCTTGGTGCCATGAAGGGTATGAAGAAAGATGATCTTGCTGCTAGTTGGGGTAAAATCACAGCATCTCTTGAAGCAGAAGAAGATTCTGATGAAGACAAAGATGACGATGAGGTTGCTGAGAAGAAAACTCCTGTAAAAGAAGTTAAGAAAGTTACTAAGGAAGATATTGATGTATCTGCCGATGTTAAAGCTCTCTTCGGTGATGAAGACCTCTCTGAAGAATTTAAGTCTTCTGCTACTCTCATCTTTGAGTCGGCTGTACTCTCTAAGATCAACGAAGTCTTGGAAACTGTATGTGTCGATCTAGATGAAGAAGTTAGTGCTGAAAAAGAAGACATTCTTGAATCCCTATCTTCTCGCCTCGATGATTACCTAGAGTATGTAGTCGAAGAGTGGAGCAAAGATAATGAACTTGCTATTCAGCAGGGCGCACGCCTAGAAATTACAGAAAACTTCATGTCTGGCCTTCGCGTGTTGTTCACTGAAAATTATATCGATATTCCAGAAGAGAAGGTTGACCTTGTTGATGAACTCGCAGAAAAAGTTCAAGAACTGGAAGCTTCAGTCAATTCTGAAATTGAAAAAAATATCTCGTTGAGTAAGGACTTTAATGAGGTAAAGAAAGAAAGTGTTCTCAAGATTGTTTCTGAGAATCTTTCTGATACTCAATCAGAAAAATTGCGTTCATTGTCTGACGGTATTGACTTTGAAAGCGATGATGACTATAAGCAAAAGCTCGAAACTGTAAAGGAGAACTATTTCCCTACGGAAGAGAGTGTTAGTTATGACGATGAGGAACCTCTTTCTGAAGAAAAGAACGAAAAAGGGGTCGATGACTCTATGTCGGCATATATGAGTGCCATTTCAAGAAGCATCAAAAAGTAGTAATTTATAAATATCAAATAGACATGATAAATATTTCTAAAAGGAGAGAAATCTAATGTATAATCTCGATGAACTTCAAAAGAAATGGCAGCCCGTTCTTGAGCATCCTGATCTTTCCACGATCACTGATGCTCACAAACGTGCCACTGTAGCCATTCTTCTTGAGAACCAAGAACATGCTGCCCGCGAACAAGCTGGTCAGCAAGTAATGAATCCCACGCTTTTGGGAGAAGCCGCGCCTGGTAATGCTATGGGTGCTTCGTCTTCGACCGCAGGTGATGGCAGTGTTGACATCTTCGATCCAGTGCTTATCAGCCTGGTTCGGCGTTCGATGCCTAATCTTATCGCTTATGATCTTGCCGGCGTTCAGCCCATGACGGGTCCGACTGGTCTTATCTTTGCGATGCGCTCTCGTTATACCAGTCAGTCTGGTACCGAAGCGTTGTTTAACGAAGCTAATACCACGTTCAGTTCGTCTGCTGCTGGTAACACCGCCTCGCGCAGTGTTGCGAATGGCGCGGCTGGTACGGTTCAGGCTGGTACTGATCCTAATGATCGTGCTTCTGGCTCTGGTTATTCAGTTTCGACTGGTATGACGACTGCTGAAACCGAAGCACTTGGTGACGCAACCACGAACGCTTGGCAGGAAATGGCTTTCTCGATTGAGAAGATTGCTGTAACGGCTGTCTCTCGCGCTCTTAAAGCAGAGTACACGATGGAGCTTGCACAGGATCTTAAAGCGATCCACGGCCTAGACGCCGAGACTGAACTCAGCAACATCCTTTCTTCGGAAATTCTTGCTGAAATCAATCGCGAAGTTATCCGCACGATCAACTATTCTGCTGTCGCTGGTGCGCAGAAGAATACGACTGCTGCTGGTACTTTCGATCTTGACACCGACTCGAATGGTCGTTGGTCAGTTGAGAAGTTCAAGGGACTTCTTTTCCAGATTGAACGCGATGCGAACGAGATTGCAAAATCAACTCGCCGCGGTAAAGGTAATGTCATGCTCTGCTCGTCCGATGTAGCTTCTGCTCTTCAGATGGCCGGTGTACTTGATTACACTCCTGCTCTCAGCAACAACCTGAATGTCGATGACACGGGCAACACCTTCGCTGGTATGCTCGGTGGTCGAATTAAAGTTTATATTGACCCGTACTTCAGCGATGCATCCAATCAGTACTACACTCTCGGTTATAAGGGAACTAGTGCATTTGATGCGGGACTGTTCTACTGCCCATACGTTCCTCTCCAGATGGTTCGTGCGGTAGGCGAGAACACGTTCCAGCCTAAGATCGGCTTCAAGACCCGTTACGGTATTGTAGCTAATCCTTTCGCGACGAATGACGGAAACGGCGTACCCGCTCGATTGGGTACTGGGGACGGTAACATCTACTATCGTATGGCTAAAGTTACCAACCTTATGTAAGAAGTAAAACCAATAAAGTAGTTAGTAAACTTAGAGAGGGCTTCCGGGCCCTCTCTTTTTTTGTTATAAATAGTAGAGTTATAACTATTCTATTCGGGAATGCATAATGGCTCTTCAAGGTTCACAACCTGATAATAAAAACTTTCTCTCACCTGTAGGATTTCAATTCTCCATACAGAAGCTTCCGCACGTAAACTATTTCTGTCAAAGTGCTAACATACCTGATATAACTTTATCACAAACTGAAGTAACTAACCCATTTGTTAATATGCCCTCTCCGGGTACTAAGTTAACGTTTGGTGCATTAGATATTACCTTTCGTGTCGATGAAGACATGAAAAATTATAGAGAAATTTATGATTGGTTGATTGGACTAGGCTTCCCTGATAATTTTGATCAGAGAGCGGCCATTTCAAGATCAAAAAATCCAGGGAAAGCATCTGTGGGAGAAATATTCTCTGATGCTACGCTTCTTATCACTACAGCCTCTTATAAAACCAATGTGTCTGTAGCTTTTGTAGATGCTTATCCTGTATCATTATCTACTCTGGCATTTAGTCTCATTGGAACAGATATCGAATATCTAGAAGCCACTGCATCTTTTGTATATCGCAGCTATAATATTCTTGACATTGCCTGAACTTTGTGCTATTATCATAGAATAATAATTGTTGCTGTGTTTTATGCTGTTCTTTCTGGATGTGCATCTGGAGCTGTAGGTACACTTTTATGGGTTAAGACTGCTGTAGATGGTATACTTATGATAGAAGACCAGCCGACTACTACAGAATATATGTTAAATAAAGCTACAGGTAAAGATTGTAGATTTATTAATATTGTTAAGGGTGAGGAAATATGCAAGAATGAATATGGAAAAGATAATGGAGAGTTGGTCGATTGATTGTAAGTATGATCAAACAGAACTTGCAAGAGAGTCCTTAAATACACCAGTTCTTCATAACAAATATTATAAAATTCTAATGGGCGAACGCGCTGTTTTATTTAGGTTGAAATCTAAAGTAAAGCAGACTAAACGTATGCTTATAGAATACTATTCTGGTGATCTAAATGATCCCGAAACCCTCAATGACATTAATAGAGAAGTTTGGGCAAAGAGGGTGCTAAAATCTGATCTAGACACTTATATCGATAGTGACAGTGAAATGATTCAAGAACTTCTTAAATTAGCATTGCAAGAAGAAAAGGTAGATTATCTTATATCTATAATCGATAGAATTAAACAGCGTGGATGGGAAGTACGTAATGCAATCGAGTGGAATAAATTTACCCAATAAAAAATATGGAGTGATCTATGCAGATCCGCCGTGGTACTTTAAGAACTATAGCAAGCTTGGTGAAGGCCGCAATCCCAATCAGCATTATAACTGTATGTCTATTGATGACATATGTTCAATACCCATCTCAGACATTAGCGATGATAACTCTGTTTTGCTTATGTGGGTTGTTGATCCTTTGCTTGATCGTGCTTTTCAAGTTATTGATGCTTGGGGCTTCACATATAAAACGGTTGGTTTTACGTGGGCAAAAACCAACAGAACAAATCTAGGGTTCTTCACAGGATTAGGATATTGGACGCGAAGTAATCCAGAGATGTGTTTGTTAGCAACAAAAGGTAAGCCGAAGAGACTGTCTAAATCTGTAAGGCAATTGGTCACAAGCGAGCGAAGAGAACACAGCAGAAAGCCAGATGAAATCTATACTAGGATTGAGAATTTGTTAGATGGGCCATATATAGAACTCTTTGCTAGAAATACAAAAGATGGTTGGGATAGTTGGGGCAATGAAGTGGAGAAACACGATGAATAATCCGTGGTATGTGTGGGTGATCATGTTCGGAACCCTGATGTTCATGGCGTGGGCAGTATGGATGAAAATTAATGGATACACAATAGGATGAATGATGAAGAGATTCATATTCACCACAAAGATCAAGCTTATGTGAAGATTGAATGTGATGACGGTGTAGCTAGAGAGATGTCAGAATACTTCTCATTTTTCGTCCCAGGATATAAGTTCATGCCCACATACAAGAATAAGATATGGGACGGAAAGATACGTCTATTCAACGTACAGGCTAGATTGATATATCGAGGGCTTATATCTAGAATAAAGAGATTTGGTCAGTCACATGGTTATAAGATTGTTGTGCATGATGATCTAGATGTTACTAATGATATATCTTTACCTGAAGCGATAGAATTCTTTTCTGATCTAAAGATAGTCCCTAGAGATTATCAGTATCGCGCATTTGCTCATGCAGTAAGAACTAATCGTGCAGTGATACTCTCTCCTACAGCATCAGGTAAATCTTTAATCATCTACATGATCTGTCGTTGGATACCAGGTAGAAAGCTTATTGTAGTGCCCACCACATCACTCGTTCATCAGATGGAAAGTGATTTTGTTGGTTACGGACATACCGATTATACACACAAGATCATGGCTGGTCAAGATAAAAATGCAGATGCAGATATATTTGTTTCTACATGGCAGTCTATCTACAAGCAACCAACAAAATGGTTTGATCAGTTTGACGTAGTGATAGGTGATGAAGCGCATCTATTCAAGGCTCAGTCGCTCACAAAGATATTAATCAAGCTAGACAAATGTAAATATCGATATGGTTTCACTGGTACATTAGATGAAACACAGACGCACAGACTTGTGCTAGAAGGGTTGTTTGGCCCTGTGATGCGAGCCGTACAGACAAAAGAATTGATAGAGAATAAGACACTAGCAGATTTTAGAATTAAATGTCTTGTACTGAAGTATCCAGACAATGTGCGAAAAGACTTAACTAAGTCTACGTATCAAGATGAGATTAGTTTTCTCATATCGAACAATCATAGAAATAAGTTTATAAAGAACCTAGCATTGAGTCGCACAGGCAATACTTTACTATTGTTTCAGATGGTAGAGAAGCATGGCCGCATACTATATGATGATATAAATAGTGAAGCGAAAGACAGAAAGATATTTTTCGTTCATGGGGGAGTAGATGCTGAAACGAGGGAAGAAATTCGTGCTATCACTGAAAAAGAGAATGGTGCAATCATTGTGGCGTCATACGGAACTTTTAGCACGGGTATCAATATCAAAAACTTACATAATATAATATTTGCTAGCCCAACAAAGTCTCGCATACGAAATTTACAGTCTATAGGTAGAGGATTGCGTAGAGGTGATAATAAAGAGTCAGCAACGCTATATGATATATCAGATGATCTATGTTGGAAGTCGTATAATAACCACACACTAAAGCATTTTGCATATAGATTGAAGATATACAAAGAAGAAGAATTTAAATTCAAACTTTACAACATAAGGTTAAACTATGATACACATACTCAAATTATCTAATGGAGACACCATTGTCGGTGATCTCATTTCTGAAAATGAAGAGTGCATCACTTTAAATAATCCACTAGAACTTCAGATGGTTAATAATCCAATGGCAGGTTCTGGTCTAATGTCTATGTATTGGCTTCCTATAGATACTGAGGTTTTTCATGTTGACATTAGACAGCAACATGTGATAGTATTGTCTGAAGCGCCGCATGAGATAGAGATTTTTTATAAAAACTCTCTTTCTAATTTTATAAAAAAACAACATCTGATGCATCAATCGCTTGAAGATTATGTAGGGGTGAATGTTCCTAAGAATGACAGAACGAGAGAAGAAGAATATGAGGATATTAGACAGAAGGCTCTTCTCTATGCTCTTCATGGCGCAAACACAAGTATTATACACTGATAAAAAAAGGATTTAGTTATGGAACCTATTGTAAAAGTTGTAAAGCCGAAACGAGTAAAGCACGATTATGTAGATAACAAAATGTTTTTCGCTGCGATGCTAGAATATAAGAAAAGCGTTAAAGATGCAGAAGAGTGTGATGGTGTTCGGCCTATCATGCCCAATTATGTTGCTGAATGTATTATGAAGATTGCGACTCATCTATCTCATAAGCCAAATTTTGTCAACTACACCTTTCGTGAAGATATGATTAGCGATGGTATCGAGAACTGTCTTCAGTATGTAGACAATTTTGATCCTGCTAAATCAAATAATCCTTTTGCATATTTCACACAAATCATATACTTCGCTTTCATTCGCAGAATTCAGAAAGAGAAGAAGCAGCTATACATCAAATATAAAGCAACAGAGAATGCAAACGTATTTGATATGACTGCGGGAAAACAGCAGCACGATGCAGCCACTACGTACAATACATCTATTAAATCTGGTGGGTGGTCACAAGATTATATGTCAGAGTTCGTTGAGAACTTTGAAGAGACTAAAAGAAAGAAAAGGATCAAAAAGGGTGTTAGTCTAGATAGGTTGATAGATGATGATCTTGAGGCGTGATCTATGAAGATAGCATTAATCACGGACACTCATTGGGGTGTTCGAAACGATAATCAATCTTTTCTAGATATGATCAATCGTTTTCATGGTGAAGTTTTCTTCCCTTATATCAAAGAGAATAACATCAACACTGTAATTCATCTCGGCGACATAGTTGATAGGCGAAAGTATATCAGCTATACTACACTCAGAGACATGAATAAAAATTTCATAGAGAAGTGTCAGACAGAGAATTTGGATCTTCATATTCTAATTGGTAATCATGACGTAACATATAAGAATACCAATGAAGTAAATTCTATAAACGAACTTTACAATGAAGATATCAAAGGATATTCTGAAGCACAAGAAGTAGAGTTTGACGGCTGTAAGATTCTATTTCTGCCATGGATCAATAATCAAAATCTTGAACAGTCTATGCGAATGATCAGGGGTAGTACATCACAAGTTGTTATGGGCCATTTAGAGATTGCAGGGTGTCTTATGCAGCGAGGTATGGTGAATGATCATGGTCTAAAGATAGACACATTTAAAGACTTTGATATAGTCATGTCTGGTCATTATCATACTCGCTCTATCACAAATAACATTCATTATCTTGGATGCCCATATGAGCTTACGTGGTCAGATTATCAAGACCCAAAAGGGTTTCATGTGTTTGATACAGACACGAGGGAACTTGAGTTTATACAAAACCCAATTCATATGTTCCATAAAGTATTCTATGACGATTCTGATATGTCTGTTGAAGACATTAACAAAATTAATTTTGATGACTACAGCGGTACACTTGTCAAGGTGATCAAACAAACAACAGACAACCCGTATTGGTTTGATCTGTATATGGATAGACTATACAAGTCTAATCCTGTTAACGTTCAAGTTGTAGATGATCATATGAATCTAAACTTGGATGATGATAGCGACATTGTAAATGAAGCAGAAGACACTCTTACTATCCTGAGCAAATATATAGATGGTATGAAGACTACTGTAGACAAAAAAAGACTTGACTCTCTGATGAGAAGCCTGTATACTGAAGCATTATACATTGAGTCTTAATATGTGGGTTTATAAATGTGAAGCTGGAAAATATACAGAAGATAGTTTATTGAATCTTTTGTTTGTTATTTTTAAACATAGGTATCATCATTTTAAAAATGGTGAAGGGTTCAGAGATTAGTAAAGGCCTTATATGATTTTATTTAAGACGGTGAGGTGGAAGAATTTTCTATCTACGGGTAATGCATGGACTGAAATTACTCTAGATCAATCACCCAATACACTTATAGTAGGAGAGAATGGCTCTGGTAAGAGTACTATTCTTGATGCACTATGCTTTGGCCTATTCAACAAAGCCTTCCGAAAGATTAATCGACCTCAGTTAGTCAATACGATCAACGAGAAAGATTTAATGGTCGAGGTTGTGTTTAGAATAGGTAGCAAAGATTATCTGATTAGACGAGGCGCTAAGCCTAACATATTCGAGATATACATTAATGGTGATCTACAAAATCAACCAGGCTCTACACGCGACTACCAAGACTTGCTAGAGCGCATTATTCTCAAGTTAAACTTTAGTTCATTCACACAGATAGTCATACTGGGATCAACTTCGTTTGTACCCTTTATGCAGCTTACAGCGGCCGCACGCAGGGAAGTGATCGAAGACTTGCTAGATATACAGATATTCAGTAATATGAATCTGTTGCTTAAAGATAGAATATCTGAGAATAAGAATTCTATCCAAGATGCCGAATATTCTGTGAACATCATCAAAGAAAAGATGACTATACAGAGAGAATATATCGGTAAAATGAAGGCTAAGAACGATAATTATGTAGCAGAATTTCAAAAAGACATTGAAGATTTTACAGACGCTATCAATGATCAACATAAAGACAAACAAGCACAGGTGACGCTTATAGACGCTCTGGCTGATGCTCTGGTGGGTGAATCGAGTACTTTAACAAAGACTAATAAAGTTGTTACGTTGATAGAAAAACTAAAAGCTAAACATAAGAATGCTCATAAGCGAGTCAAGTTCTACGAGGACAATGACAACTGCCCAACATGTGAACAGATCATTGATACTGAAATCAAAGCTAATAAAATTTTAGATATTCAATCTACTATAACAGAGACAACAGATGCTGTTGATGTGCTATCAAAAGAGCATGTACAATTGAGAGAAGCTATAGACAAATATGACGCAATGAATTCAGAAGTGACTAGTATTCAGAAAACGATTATGTCTATAGATGCTGGCATCGATTCTAACCAGAAATCTATTTCAAAAATTCAGAACAACATCAGCAAAATTCTAGAGGCTGATGATGATGACGATACTGAAGCTAGAAATTCTCTTAAAATACTCAGAGATGATCTAGCTGAAAATGAAAAATCATTAGAAGAGTTTATATTTGATAAAGAACTATTCAACACAGCAGGGTCTATGTTGAAGGATGGTGGTATTAAAACTAAGATCATACGACAATACATTCCTGTGATGAACAAGCTGATTAACAAATATCTTGCAGCCTTAGATTTCTTTATCAATTTTGAACTTGATGAAGAATTCAAAGAGGTCATCAAGTCTCGGTACAGAGACGTATTCTCATACGCTTCATTCTCTGAGGGTGAGAAGATGAGGATCGATCTCGCGCTACTATTTACATGGCGCGCCATAGCGAAACTTCGCAACTCTACTAATACCAATTTGCTCATATTAGATGAGGTCTTTGATGCGTCACTAGACACAAACGGCTGTGATGAGTTTTTGAAATTGCTTCAGCAAGCTGCATCAGATACTAACATCTTTGTGATCTCTCATAAAGGAGATATATTGTATGATAAGTTCCACAGTCAAATTCGTTTTGAGAAAACCAAAAACTTTAGTAGGATAGCATGATGTTACGGAATGAAGAAAGAATTGAAGAGATTAAAAATATTGCTATGGAAAACTTAAAGATGGCTGACAATAAGCCTAGAGATGGTAATGATCATGATTATAAAAACTTTTGGACATTGTATCGTGCAGACGTTAGAGAACTATTAGGCCTCATAGATGATTATGAAACTGATCTAGAAAAATTTAAAATGTGGGACATTGATACAAAGATGATCGTTAGTAATGAGTCTGAAACTTGATAGGATAGTATAATGTTATACATATCGCCGCCGTTCGGCAACTATTTCACATACAAGAATGCAATGTCTATAAGAGGCACATTCACATATCACCGCAGAAAAGGATTGATATGGCATACAGCGCGATCACTACGGCCTGTGAAAGGCGGTTGGCGCAATCAGATAGGATTTCGTAATCCTGGTCTTAGTAATGTAATAATAAACAAGCGTGATACATATTCTATAGCAGCTTTAGATAGCGACTGGTCTCCATTTATTTCACAGATGCCATATAGTCATCCAACTTCTATAGAGATTAATGTTGGTTGTCCAAACGTTAGTTCTTATAGCATATCAGATGATGAAGTAAAATCTTTTGTTAAGTGTGTAGAATTAGGTTATGTTAAAAATTTAAGTGTGAAATTAAGTCCTACAAGCACGTACAATGTAGACTATGTTAAGAGATTGTGCGATCTAGGAATAAATAACTTTCATCTCAGCAATACTATAGCTACAACTAAGGGTGGTATATCAGGCAGACAACTTAAAGATATAAACTTATATAAGGTAGAAAAAATTGCAAAAATCTTTACAGGAAGAATTATTGCTGGAGGTGGAATATACGATAGACAAGATGTAATAGATTATAGAAATGTTGGCGCAACAGATTTTTCTATATCTACAGTATACATCACTAAACCTTGGCACATTAAGGAGATATATAATGAAACTCAAGCTTGAACTACTACCTTATAATCATCCCGTATTGAGGGAACCCACTCTACCATACGACTTTGATAATCCTCCTATCCCTCCTGATCAACTGTTCACAACACTAGCAGAATTTATGATCGAGAATAAGGGGATGGGCCTTGCTGCTAATCAGGTCGGCATTCCATATAATGTATTTGTCTTTGGTGATCCTACTAATGCAGACAGTGTTATTCCCGTATTCAATCCTAATATTCTCTCTAGGACTGGAGATGAGTATTATTCTGAAGAAGGTTGCTTGACATTCCCTGGTCTTTATGTTAAGATCAAAAGATACAATGTCATTAGGACAAGATACACGTCGCATGAAAACATAACCGATACGATCAAACTTTCTGGAATGTCTTCTAGAATATTTCAGCACGAGTATGACCATCTTCATGGCATCCTATATACTAAGAGAGCGCACAAGTATCACTTAGATAAGGCTCGCAAAGATTTGAAAAAAGTTATTAAACTAAGGAAAAAACTTGATGAAAAAAACAGTTAAACATTATTATGAACGAAATACTAAACTGGTAGAGCATCCAGTTAACAAGTATTTTGAAGAAATATTATGGATGACAGATGAAGAATTTGTTAACTGGTTTACTGAATTGCGCACAATTGTTGTTGATATCTGGGATGATGATGGTATTCCGCCGAGAGTAGGATACAATAAAGAAGGTATAGAAAAACAATTTAGGAGGATGTCTTCATTTAAAGTACATGAATTTGAAACTGTCGATGTGCTTACGGGTGAAAAGGATGTCATACGCAACACAAGCGCAGTAGGTAATGCAGCGAACCAGTGGTTCCCTACGATGATGAAAACTCGTATTAACTATAAAATGAATGATGATGGGCTGTCTATCTATGATCATTTTGCAGAATTAGATTTGTTAGGGAAGACATTGAAGTATGCGCGGCGCCATTTTAAGAAAGATAGCTTCTATGCGTACTCAGAACCAATATTCAAAGATCAGATAGTTAAAGTAGGAACTATCGATTATAAGATTGATAATGGTGTAGATTTTATAAACTGGTTTGAAGAAACGGCCAGACAATATGACCAATATGACTATTGGTTAAAGCCTATCAAAGATGATAAGAAAGGTTATACGGGTTATAACGATAAGCTCAGAGGTCGTTCTTGGTTAAGTATATCACGTAAAGATATAGAGAAAATCCCAGCGGGCTGCAAAACAAATATAGAAGATTATGAGAATTTTGAAATCATGTTATTTGAGAAGCGACAGAGAATGTTCCCTGTAGGGCTGAAAGCTTTTCGCGTATCGTGGTGTCAGTATGCAGTAAACTTCCCTCCACTAACTGCCAAATATCTGTATGAAAAATATACAGAACATTTTAAAACACAAGACGTGATTAATATCTATGACCCGTCGAGTGGTTGGGGTGGTAGAATATTAGGCGCTATGTCTATTAAAGATGACCGTAACATTCATTATGTTGGTACAGACCCTAACACTGATCACTCGATAGAGAATGGTCGTACCAAGTATGAAGACTTAGCAGACACATACAATAGTGTTAGAAACTCTGGTGTGTTATTCACACACGAAAACACATATGATATGTATCAACTAGGTAGCGAAGTTATTCATGAGAATGAAGATTTTCAGAAATACAAAGGTAAGCTAGACCTGATCTTCACCTCACCCCCTTACTTCGCTAAGGAAGCGTATTGTGAAGATGATACTCAATCTTATAAGAAATTTAACACATACGATGTATGGCGTGATGGTTTTCTCAGGCCCACATTAGAAACTTGTGTTGAGTACCTACGTTCTGATAGATATCTTTTATGGAATATAGCAGATGCAAAATTTGGTAAAGATATGCTACCCCTCGAAAAGGATAGCATTGATATTCTAGAATCGTTAGGTATGAAATTCGTAACGAAATTGAAAATGTCTCTGGCTCAAATGCCAGGAGGAAATAGAATAGACACAGAGACAGGTCTGCCAAAAGCAAAGAACTTTTGCAAGGTCAATGATATTTGGCTGAAGTATGAACCTGTCTATGTGTTCTATAAGGAGTGATTAAGCAACCAGGCTGATGAACTTGGCTAGCATTACGCGGCTTTCTTTCCGCTTGGTGTTTGCTTTCTTGAAAGCCGTTCGTATTGCGCCCTTCTTGGCATCGCTGGACACTTCAATGTTAGTGTTAGAGGTATTAAGATCGGACCCACCAGAGATGCCGAAATATTCACTGTATCCGCTATTCGGAATAGATATGAATTTATCTTTCCGCAGTTTAGCCCACAGAGCATCAAAGTCACGGTAGCCTACGCCGAGTGACCGCCGGCCTGCCCTTTTGTTCTTAGATATAATACGATATCCGATAACATTGGATTGCGTATTTTCTCGCAGAAGAAGCAGTAGATCATTCGTTAAATATCCTGGATCAGTAATAGCATAGGTCTTTTTTGTATCACGATCAATGATATTATACTTATATGGACCACGCCGAATATAATATTGGTCCTCTCCATCAAGTTGAATGTTCATGGTGTTCGATTCGCCATCAGTAAGAAACACCGTATTGACTATATCAAGATTGTTAGATTTTTTGAACTCCTTGAATATAGAAATAGCAGCAACAATTGTAGCATCTAAAGGTGTTCCGCCTAAGTGGAAAACCCTTGGCACACCTTCAGTAATAGTATATGGACCGAACCGCGTATAATTATTGTACCGTTCGTTGTATGCTAAACCTGTTGTTAAGCAGATTTCTGACATTCGAACAAAATCTGACCGAGACATTTTGTTGTCGAATAATTCTAGAAGAATTAGATCCTTATTAATAAGAAGCATATCTTCAGTATTATTTTGCCGAGTTATATCTTGTTTGTCGCGGTGTGAGGTGAAGCCATAAACACGGAATGAAATATTGACTTGCCGACAGAACATCACCAGATTTAGAGTCTGTTCCATCGTAGCATTGAAATCTTGAGCCATAGAGCCAGAGAAATCAATATACATCAACAAGCCGTGGTTCTTACCTTCAGGAACAACAGACATCTTTTTGAAAATATCATCGCTGTAACGATAGCTATTCATCTTCACAGGATCAATAACGCCAGTCTTAGCGGTAGTCGTGCGGGCATATTCAGTAGCCCGCTTCTTCATTTCGAATTCCTTGACTAGGTAATTGATCGTTGGTTTGTTATTCACCCGAAACTTTTTGAGGAGGTCTTTACCGACCGAGGCGACCTCATCTGGCTCAGAATAGTACCCATCAAAATCTTTGATAATATCTTTATATGAAGTCTTGAACTGATCGATATTTACATCATCTAGTTTCATATTATAGATATTGACGTTAGAATCATTTCCAAAGGTTTCTTCGATATTCTGGGCTAGCAATTCATCAGTTTTTGAATTGGGTTCCCAATCGTCTCCACCTTTATCATCACCCGATGCATCGTTTTCAGATTCATCGTTTTCAGATTCATCATCATCATCAGTATCACCATCAGCGAAATTATCTGATAACTCTTCTTCCTCATCACCCTGTTCATTGGTGATTTCTTCACCAGCGCCATCTGTCATAGCATCAGGATCAAATTCGTTTTCCTCAGCTTCATTTTCATCTTTTTCTTTTTCAGCATCACCTTTCGCTTTTTCGTAGAGTCGATCAGCGATATCAACTACGTTCTCCCACGTTTCGGCCGCTTCGATTTCAGCGAACCATGCATCTTCTTCTTTGGAGAATGTGACACCAGCAGACTGCCCGCACTTGAAAGCGACATTAAGCCGATCAATCAGATCATATGCGTTGATGGAAGTCCGGCTCTTACCGAAGAAACCATCATCCAACATCTTATTATAAGAACGAATGAAATTGCGCCGAAGACCAGGATACCGCCGAAGCATCAGCTTTTCGATCCGAGCGTCTTCGACCACGTTGAGATAAGATTTATATCCCTTAGTCTTACCGTCGATCTCATCCTTCCAACCCTCTGGAGGAGTGAATAGAGCGTGACCAACTTCATGCCCGGTAAGGTGATCATTCTGATCCTCGGTCATATCCTTCCAGTTGGGAAGGGTTAGCGTCCGAGCCATTAGATCAAACGATGCGGTGGGCACGTTCTTTTTGACGACCGTAAGATCCTCTGTCGCCAAAAGCTTGGCTAGAGTCTCTTTCGATTTAAACTGTGTAGTCATATTCAAGCCCCAGTCCAAGCAACGGTGTAACCGCCTTCAATGATGTTTCCACGGGCGAAGTTCCGAGTAGGGGCTGCCCAGCCAGCGGCTTTCAGGATATCGCCCTTTTTGAACTTCTTATCGTTGTCAGTATTGACAACAAAGCCCCAAACGCCACCACGTTCTCTGGTGATTTTGATGTACTTGGTTCCCGCCTTGTAGGAAATGCCTTCATCGAATTCGATGATCATCTTTTTGTTGATATCGGTGAGGGTGTTTAGGCCCTTGATATCAGCGCACCGCGTCGTCCAGGTAAGATAGTCTGCTTTGATGTTTTCGATCAGGGCAGTCATTTCGGTATTCATATCAATCTCTCTCTGTTTTCTCATTATAACTAAGTATACTTCATATGCAGCCCAAAGTCAAGAAAAATCGTACCTGCTAAGTCATTGATATATAACGATACCTGAAATTAGATCGATTCGCTTATAAAATCAACATTATCAAATTATTTTTGAGTTTTGTTTAGAATCAATGACTTAGCAGGTACGATTTTCCTTGCATTTGGCAATCACCTGTGCTATTATCTATATATAATGAGAAATAAGGAAATGACTATGAAGATTAAAGAAGGCGACTTGATTACCGAAGGCGGCATATCTTATGTCGTAGAAAAAGATGAAGAGGGCACCCTGTGGGGTGTATCTAATAACGCAGAATACGAGATCGAATTGAGTGAAGATTTCGTCCCTGATGCGCTATTTTCTGCTTGACATTGGGATCTACCTGTGTTAGGATACTTAAATGATGATAGAAAGAGAGAGTTTGATATGACTAAGCTTGAAGAGCACCTTGCATTGACGAAACTCACTAAGATGGATGAGATGACGTTGATGATGGAGCAACTAGCTGGAGATGTCCGGCTACTGTCCAGTGCATTGCAAGACGCTGTGACAACCGTTGAACGATTGACAGCCGCTGACGTGGTTAACAATAAATGAAAAATAAACATATCCACGCGCATATGAAGTCTGCATTTAATTATGCAGAATGCAGCACCGCCAAGAAACTCAAGGTGGGCTGTGTTCTGGTCAAAGATGACCGCATCATATCGATCGGATATAACGGCATGCCCAGTGGATGGTCTAACGAGTGTGAAACACTTTCATTCTGGGCAGAAGATGGTAAGCAACTTCTGAACCAGGTCTTGATTACCAAACCAGAAGTTCTACATGCAGAAGAAAATGCTATCACCAAGCTTGCTAGGAGCACTGAGTCGGGCGAGGGCGCAACAGCATTTATCACACACGCGCCATGCATGACCTGTGCTAAACTAATGCATGGTTCTGGTATAATCGAGGTATTCTATGTGTATTCATATAGAGACAACTCTGGGCTAGATTTTTTGAAGAAATGTGGCGTGAAATTAACAAAGATTGAAGGAGTTTGGAAATGAGCAACTATGTAGATATTTTTTACGATAGCTACTACAATTATGAACCCAGCACGAATGCTCAACTCGATACGGGTACTCCAGAGAGCGCCCGTGAGTGTCCTTGTGATGAATGCCCCAGCTATGCGCAGTGTGAGTCTGATGGTAAGGAATGCGTAGCTTTTCGCAATTGGGCGCTGAAGGGTGATTATGCAGACAAGGATATGGGCCGCCTGCTTCGAGTCGCTAAAAATCTGTGAAATGTGAAAATAGTTCTTGACATTGGGATCTACCTATGCTAAGATACTTATATTGATGATGAGAGAGAGAAATTGAGATGAACAAGAAACACCAGCGTTTTGTTGATATTGCTACTGCGAAGTACGGTAATATCATAACTCGAAAAGATATCAAGGAAATTTGTGCGAGCGAGGGTCTCCCCTTCCCGTCATGGCTTACTGCTACGGGCAGTCGCTTTCGGCTTGCACACGGTAAGTTCCAGCTTCCTTCAATTCCCGATATCGATGGTAATATGTTGACGGCTGCTCCTGTAGCAGTCGCGCAGAATGTGTCTGAATCGGTAGTCAATCTTGAGCCGTCTAATCTGGTTAAAGATTTGAACATCGACACTATCGGGTTTACCGAGAAGCTTGTCCCAAAGATGGATAACCTGTTCGTTCCGTTCGGTAATTTCAAGATGATTAAGAAAGTGCTGTCTACCCAGATGTTCTACCCCATCTTCGTAACGGGTCTATCAGGCAACGGTAAGACGTTTTCAGTCTTGCAGGCTTGTGCTGCTCTTAATCGGGAAACGATCCGGGTTAACTTCACGGTCGAAACTGATGAAGATGATTTGATCGGTGGCTTTCGGCTTGTTAATGGCGAGACCAAGTTCTTCAAGGGCCCTGTTATCAAGGCTATGGAACGTGGTTGTGTTCTTCTGCTTGATGAACTTGATCTGGCTAGCCCAGCTAAAGTTATGTGCTTGCAGTCGATCCTAGAAGGCAGCGGCTACTTCATCAAGAAAACTGGTGAGTATATCGAACCTGCTAAAGGCTTCACCGTTGTTGCTACTGCGAACACAAAGGGTAAAGGCTCTGACGATGGTCGCTTCATCGGCACTAACGTGATGAATGAAGCGTTCCTTGAGAGGTTCCCTATCACTTGTGAGCAGGAGTATCCGCCCGTTGCAACCGAGAAGAAAATTCTTGGGAAGGTCTTCGATGATCTTGATATTGATACTATGGATGATTTTGAAGAGAAGCTTGTTGATTGGGCTGATATCATTCGGAAGACTTTCTATGATGGTGGTGTCGATGAAGTTATCTCCACCCGTCGGCTAGTCCACATTGCAAAAGCCTACAGCATCTTCAATGATCGGATGGAAGCAATAGAATATTGCATCAACCGGTTCGACGATGATACCAAAGCATCCTTCA